AGACTGCATTCCCAGACAGCCCTATAGTGCCAGCTGCAATTAGTTGAAGGATCTTATCGTATAGCGCAGTTCCACAGATAGGATGAATATACCTATCCTGAGTCATCTTTATCACCTGAGTGACATTCTTCAGGTCAATATTTGCGGAGGCTACTGTGAAATCCTTGAAGGACTGCTCACTGATCATTAATACATTTGCGCTCATCGTGATGTCTTTTCTACTACTACATTTCTTTTCCACTCATGACGGCAGAAAGGAGTTCTCAATCCTGTGTTTGGGTTGGTGTACCATCCACCGCACAATTGAAATACCGAATAGCCTAGCTGATTGGATATGTTTTGAATTTCTTCCCGTGTAAAGAATAGACCGCTGCCATATAGCTTCTCGCACAAAGGTCTTGATCCACTCTTTGCAGCAGGTACATTTGGTCTTTCCTCATAGGAATAAAGTACCTTGAAGGAAGTAACAGGCTGAAGTCTTTTGATAGCTGCATCTCCTGTCCGGGTTACGGATCTAGTGATCAACCCTTCACGGCTGATCTTCTCCACCAAAACCTGATCATCAATCAAGGTGTTGATTCTTGAGATCACGGAAGCCTCATCTATGCCTACTACCTTTGCAATCTGTGGGATAGTTATCGCCTCATTTCTTTGGATCTGAGTGATGATCTTTCTTTGCACTTCATTAAGTTGGTATTCTGCAAATAGATCCTGCTTGATAAATTCTTCCATGCTTGAGAAGTGCATCTTTGAACTTTCAATCACTTTAAATTTATCCTTTGATACCCCTTTGCCTTCAAACTTTGATAGGATATTCGCATCGTGTTCTGAGATAGAACATTGAAGGTGGAGGTGATCTGAGAATCCTTGCGTAGGATCTGTGATAACCTCCGTAGGGGTTACGATTTCAGCCCTTACAGGTAGACCAATCAAGCCTCTCAATTCATTCACATCCATAGATTCAACTACCTTCGTAGCAATCAATGGGGAAAGGCTGTTCAATGAGTTAATGATATCCTGCGCACCTTGGCTTTCCTTCTTCTCGATAGGTGCAAGTCCTAGCTTCTCCCGGATCTCATCTTGAGTCATGTTAGTGCTGATAATCTGCTCACTAAATTGGAAGGAGATTGGCTCAGTCTTCTTAATCTCAAGTTCTGCAATAATATCATTGAACTTCAAAAGGTAATTTACTACCTCTTCAAGGGCTTGCTGCTTTGCATTTACATAGGTGTTTTGGAATAGTTCGGAAGCCTCTCTCATTTCAGATCTTCCGCCTAGCTGCCCTTCCGTCTTGATTCCAAAAAGCATTGGGCTAGTCACCTTATGACCTGTGAAAATCTCTTGCTGAACAGTCTTATTTAAAAGGTCAAAATGCTTGTCCAATTCAGTTCCCGATAGATCAATGATTGAAGGTTCATTCTCTTTGCTATCATTGAAAGCAAGCATGAATTTTCCTGCATTCTTTGATCCTGAAAACTTGTCTTTGAATTGTCTCTCGATCCGATCCTCTTCTTCTTGGCTTACCTTACCTCCATTCAAGTTAATCAACTTGCTTGAGAACATCCCGTTGTTTATGGTGTTGAGGTGGTACTCCCCAATAGAGATATCTAGTTCAATGTAGGATATCGCACCTCTGTAGTCTGGAAGGGAATAAGTATTTGCGCCTGCTCTGTATTCCTTAAAGTAAAGAATCTGTGTACCGGTGGTATTATTAGGATCGAATGCAGGGTAGGTCTCGAAATCAGGTCTAGGGTTGACATTATCATTTTTGATCCAATTGTCAGAGACATAGAATTCGCTATTGTCTAGGTTGGTTCTCACCTTGTAGTAGTCTACATGATAGAGTTCTGCAATCTCCCCCGTGCCTTTTGTCCAAATCACTTGAAGGTAGTATCCTCCAAAAATAGATAGATCTGTGACTAGCTTTTTGGTCAATTCATTTAGGCTTTCCTGCTTGGTGTTGATCCGATCAATCAACCCGAATGCCTTTGCCTTTTGCATTTCATCTTCTGCCTTGACAGTCCACCCGTTGCCACAGATGTAGTCTACCTTTCCGGTAATGATAGCGTTGTTCTTTGCGCTATTATTGTAGATCCTTAGTAGGTAGTTCGGGTAGTCATTCTTCTCCCCGTAGTAGATGTATTCTTTCCCCTTAACTTCTTTGTAAACGGGCAAAGGCACTTGATCGAACTTGAATAATTTTATCATGCTGTTGTATAGGTCTTATAAGTACCATTATAGCCGTTGTATCTCACTACTCCTGTAGTGGATAGATTAGGTGCAGTCAACTCCATTTTCCCTGTGGCAATAACATCAGCACCGCTTCCCGTTTGGGTTACATAGTACCGCCAAAATCCAACAGTTGAAGAACTGAAAGAGGCTTCGCTAATTGCAAATTCTGAATACCGATCTTTGAAATCACTCACATCGTTTAGGTTTAAAGTCACTTCTTCCTTTGTTACTTCATGCTGAAATAAAAAGGTGTAGGTATTGCTAGTAGTTTCTCTTTTATCAAATAGGGCTATGTAGATCACGCTATTAGCCCCCTTCTCGATTATCACCATATCTATAAATACAAAATCCTTTCTTTATGTACACAAAAAAAACAGCCCCAAAATTAGGGCTGCTTTTCACATCTAAACAACAAACCAAATATTTAGTCCAAAGGAACAGATCCGGTGAATAGTGGAGCAAGTTCCTTCTCGTTACCTGTAAAGGTCAAGGTGTAGCCATTTCGATCACCGAATGCAGTACCTGATCCTGAACCGCCACCAGTCAAGTCAAGTCCATTCACCTCACCAAGTGCCCACATCTTATCGTTGTTGTCTTTTACCAAGGCAACAAGTCTATTTTTAGCAAGAAGAAGGATCTCATTTCGAGTGTTCACTTGCAATTTATTGAGGATGATCTCCAAAGTTTGAGCGTAGAAAACTGTGCCATTTTGAACATTGGTATTGACTGCCTCTGCAAAGTTTGAACTTTCTTTAACTAGTTCGTACTTCCAGAAGTATTTACCTGCATCCATAGTCACTCCTGTGTAAGTGCCTGCTGATCCTGTCCAAGATGCAATATCTTCTACGGCTGCGAAATATACTTCCTTCAAACCGCCAATAGAATCTTTGCAGTCAAGGGTATAGTTTTGAGTTAATGCGCAAGCCATATTTATTTTTATTTTAAGGTTTTAAAATAGGGTAGGAGTGAATCCCCTACCCCTTATTTATTTAGGCAGCAGCCAACTTCCAGTAAACTACTTCATCAGGGAAGGCTACCTGTACACCCATTTTGAACTCTACTACGAATCTCATTTCATCCGCCTCTTTAGCATAGAACAATTCGAAGCGATCCTGCTCGTTTAGCAAGTCAGTACCTAGATAGATATTTGACATAGAAAGTGCAAAAAGGCTATCAGTAGCATTAAGACCATTTACACCAATCAATTTGATGTTTGTTCCCGGTACTACTAGTTCCATATTTGCTGCATCTACAGGGTAGTGAAACAAATTAGCATCTCTCAAAGCAAGTACATACTCACGGAAAGTATCATTACCGCAGAAGATCACTACATCATCCTTGTCCAAAAGGGCAGCAGGAATAGCCGCAAAAACTTCATCTACAGCTTGCTCTACATTTGATTTAGTCAAAGTAGTCAAGTTGGAAGTGTTTCCTTTAATTGGATCACCTGCACCACCAAATCCAAGAGAATCGATAATTTTACCAATTCCATTAAACTTGTTTAGTTGACCACTACCAGAAGCTGTGTCACCTTGCCAAATTGCAGTCTCAAGAGCCGCTCCGATTCTTTCTACTTTCTGTGCAGTGTACTCAGCAGCATAAGCCATGTAGTCATAGGTAGAACCTTCTCTCAAAGCCTTCTGAGTGTACTTAGCTTCAAATGCCTTAGGGCAAATTGATTCCTGAATCTTGATTTTACCTACAGTGATAGTACGCTGAGTGATGGTAGTAGTTCCGCTTGAGTTGAAACCACAAGTTCCGCCTGCTTGGAATACCGCATCGGTAGTCATGATGTTGATAGTCTCTGCGGATTTGATACCTACTTGTACATTACCGAATTGCTCGATAAGGGAAGCAGTTTTTGCTGAGAAGATAGCAGCAGAAGTAAGCTGCAATTCGTTCTCCTTTACATAGTTAGTTAAACCTGATAAATCTAGTGCCATTTTATTTTTGTTTTAATTTTTGAAATGCGTTTTGAAGGCTGTTATACCTGTCTACTTTTTCTACTTTCATTTGCTTTGCAAATTGGTTTGGGCTAGTGATAGCTTTATCACTTGGTTCTTTTGCCAAAGATTCAAGAACTACGGCAGACATTTTCACCGCTTCCTTTACTTCTTCCGCTTTCTCTTCCATTGCCTTAACCTTTGCAGTCAATTCTTCTACCTTTTTTTCAAGGTCACCCATTGCTTGCTCAACCTTTGCCATTGCTTCATCCTTCTTAGGCTCTTCTTCAGCAGGTACTTCTTCAGCAGCTTCGATCTCAATTTCAACCTTTGCTTCTGCTTCCTTTACCTCTGCAATTTTACCTTCTTCAAGGACTACCACGATTTCTCCGGATTCAAGTTGATGCTCTCCAACAGGTGCAGGGATTTGCGCCCCGTCTTCACCAATTACAAAGATCGAACCTGCCTCAAGATCATAGGCAACCGCTGTGCCATCTACTAGCTTACCTTCAACCAATGCGAAGGCAGCCTCTTTCTCTTGCTCAGAGAAAAGAAGTTTTTTGATTTCTACTAGTGCTTCTTTTGCGTTCATGATTATAAATATTAAATTGATTTTTAGTGTTCAATTTGGCTAAGGATTTTGAAGATCTGCTGCATGATCTGTTCCTCCTGTGTGATCACCTTATTGGTCTTCTCATAGCGGAAAAGTCCCTCAACGGAAAAGCCTTTGAAAGTGCCTGCCTTGACTTCATTCCAGATCTTGTCATTATCTACTTTGAAAGATCCAAACCATGATCCATTTGAGATATCTTCGAATCCTTTGGGAGGCATGATGCCCTTCTCCCGATCAATGATAAAAGATTCAAACATATAGACCCCATCTACCGGGGTGCTATGCTCCACATTTACCTTGGATTGGTATCCCTTTTTGAAGAATCGCTGCACTATCTTCTTGATCTCAGCAGCAGAAAAAGAAACATAGTACTCCTCATCTTCATCCCTTCTGTAGATCGGTAGATCAGCAATCATCAAAGCACCCGTAACGATTCTCTGCTCTTGGTTTTCAATGCTGAATTTGTTGAAACCTACAGCCCGAAAATCTTCTTGGTTCATCTTGCTTTCTGCCCATCTTAGCATAGGCTCACCACCCCATAAAAGGTAAGAGATAGTCCCACAGGCTTCTGTATCTTCAGGGTTGTAATCTTCGGCAGCCCTGCTTAGGTAGGAATATGTTCTTCGGATGGTCTCTCTCGACAGATTTTCTCCTGCCATTATTTGAGTCGCACGAACTTTTCCCACCTGAGTAGCGCATCTATTCCCTACTGCCTCATTCAAACGGATTCCCCGTTCTGCATTATCCTTTGCTGATTGAGGGTAGTCATTGTATGAATCTTCTTGGAATCTACCTTCCCATTGAGTCGAGCATATAGCTACCGCTTGATCAGATTCCTTTCCCTCATTGATCATGTATTCAATACATCTAGGAAGAAAGTCTTCTTTGCTTTCCCCTTGGCTAGGCTCTACAAATTGCTGAGAAAAGGCTAGGAAGTTTTTCTGAATTGCAGGGTATTCTACTAGGGCTATGAAGTCAACTTCTTCTTCGCCTTCGATCGTATCCCCGATCATCATTTCATATAGTGGTAGTTTCTTTTCCATATCTGTAAGTATTAAAATCCTGCCCTTCGTTCAATATCTGCTACTCGCTTCTGAGTTCCTGTCACATCACTTTCCACCACATAGGCTCTCAAAGGTTGAGTAGGTTGCATAGCTGCACCTAGTGCCGTGATCGGGCTGTTTCCTATAGTAGGAACTTGAGCAACAGCAGCAGGAGCAGAAGCATTAATTGAAGGAGCAGAGGCTGCACCGCCTCCCGGTACTTTGGTTTTTGCGATCTCCCTCACATTCTTGATACCGCCTGCCACCGCAATAGCAGCAGCAATCGCAGCACGAATAGGGGAAGAAGGATCACCGGGAATCAACTGAGAAACATAGGCTTTCTGAGCACCTAGATAGGTATCAATAGTAGTAGCAGCGATAGCCGTAGCCTTTCCTGCTGCCGTGTTCTTTCCTACTAGACTAGAGACTGTATTCAATAGA